GTTTATGGCACCATCGGTGAAGTCGTATTTCCCCAGCCACGCGTCAGGGCCGCTGTTGCAGCCCCGCCCGCCAATGCTCCGCTCCCCGCACTTGTTGCGGGGACTCGGAGGTATTATTTTGGCCGGCCACCTGCAGCAGCGGGGACGGGCATTGCGGCGAGCCCCCTCCCAGTGAGCCAACAAGTTGTATTCCCGCGTGCCAAAAGCACTGTTAATGTGATCCCCGTTAAGCCATGGAATTGGTGGTTCGGGGACACCGAGGAAGCGAGTGATTCTGAATCGGATGATGATGAAGCGCCGCGCCCATTTATTGGGCCGATACTGCCGGCCGGGCATACCACTGTCTATCCCAAGATAATTGGTGCCCGCAAGCCCCCACGCGAATGCATGGGCAAAGCAGTGCGTTTCGCCGGAACAGAACAGGAGCTCCCCGAACATGTGCCTGGGCCGGGTCCCCGCGAGCCGACAGCCGCGCTACTGCCAATTGCAGTGCCGCCAGGCATCGGCCGGAGATTTTACGACTACATTCGCAAATCTGAGATCTGCGAAGCGCTCATTGGGCGTGCGCCCCGCAAGAACGTCGCACCCGTGCTGAGCCCACTTTCCCCGCTCAGCCAGCGCGATCACCACATCGCTTGCTCTGTTGCCGTTGATCAAGCCGCTATGATGAAGGATGCCAACAAACTCATCAATAGCGTTGAACTCGGCAGCTATGGCGAAATCACGGATAGGACGCAGGCAACATTCCGCATTGCATGCCGGGAGTTGACCACGCGCCACACGCATAACAACGTGTATACCTTGACCGTGATGAAACCTATGTTGCAAGCATATATCGCGCAAACTGAAAGCATAGCTGAATTCATCGATGAACTCGATGAAGAAGAAGCTACGCCGTGGCGGGCGCGGATCATGGCTTGGATTAAGTTCCTTGCCATGGCCGTGTTTCTATACAGGTGCTGGACGGATTTCGCGGCGTTTTGGTTCTATGGTTTATTCTTCACCCAGGATTGGCAAGGTGTTTGGGACATGCGTAATGTCGTACACAACTACCATTGCACCTGGTGGTGGAGAATCTTCGGAGCCAAAGACGCCTACGTTGATATCCTTCCACCCCCATGTATATAGAGGTGGCGGCCCCCAAAGGATCTTGGGGGCCATATCGTCCCTTTTTGTGATGTCCCGATGGAGCATGGAGCTTATCGTCCGGATGTACGAACGGTTGGAACTGTTTGCCTAGGATACGGAACTGAAAAGCCCGTAGCCCCAGGCCAACAGCCCAAATGCCGCGTCCTCGAAATTACGCGTAACGAGGAATGCGGCGTTGGGTGCAGCCGAGGGGGGTCGATGGTTGGCTGGGTTGTTGGAATTGCCGGCGCAGCGCGGAAATGCATTTGTAATGCACATAACGCGCTGCTCAACCGGCATGGGATTGAAGTCCCCGCCGCAACCAAGGATGTGGCTACTGTTTTCCAGGCGTTTGCGAATGTTCTAAGGCCGTATATTATTGATTACGATATACACCCAATGAAACAGTTCGTTATTTGGCTATTGAAATGGCCCCTTGGAAAACAGAAAGCGATACTTTGGTCACGGGCGTTTGATGACGTAGCCCCCTCTATCGTGAAAGGAATGGTGAAGTGGGAGATTGCCCACAAAATGCTCACCAAAGCACGGATGATCCAGTTCTATCTCAACCTCGCCACCCAATCAGCTTTTGGACCCCAATTTTTCGCGATTGCGAAAATATTCACTAAAGCATTTGATTGGGCCGAGGTCCTGCCGGGAATTTTCGTCACTGTCGCATTAGGCCGGAATTCGGCCGCAATTGCGGAGTGGGCGAATCGTTGCGTAACCGAAGGGTATACGCACTGGTGGGAACGGGATGGGAAGAACTGGGATTCAACGATGGGACGAATGCATTCCCGTTTCAAAGAACGCATATTCGAAATGTTTGATCCTGAGCTCGCAGCATTTGTGGCTGAGTGCACTGTTGTTCGGGGGATTGTTCGTGGCAAGGATGGTGTGCTTAGGTATACCATGCGTTGGACTGTTAAGTCCGGCCACAATGATACTTCCTCCGGAAATTGTTTACTCAATGCCGCCATAACTGTTGCTGCGCTGCGCGATCTCAATTTACGTGCGAGTATGTTAGTGATGGGTGACGACATTGTTGTTGCACTCACCACGGATTTCGATGAAGCGGATATGCGGACCGCTGAGGCGGCTTATGGGATAATCCCCGAAGGGCGCCGCTTCGACAATATTTTGAATGTCACTTTCATTTCAGGACTTTTTGTCCCTTCCACCCAAGGTTTTGGATTTTGCCCAATTCCGGGCCGCCTTTTGCGGCGGCTTTGGTGGACGATTAAAGTGACAGGTTCAAACGTTGCGCAATATCGCAACGGTGTTGTTGCGGGCCTGAGACCTACGTGCCGTTCGATTCCTATCATTCGCATTTTCCTTGAGAAATTCTCAAGTGATGCGAAAGTTGGCGCAAGTGATAAGGGTTACGTGTACCGAAATGTCGACCTGGACCTTGGCCCACATGTGTGGGAATGGTGGTATGGCCGATATAAACTCGGGCGCGCTGAAACCCTGGAGTGCGAGGCATGGCTGGCAACTTTGCCGGCCGAAGCACTCGTGCTTGTCCATCCCGTCCTCGACCGCATTGCGGCCGTTGATTGCATGGATATCCTTGAACGCGAAGAGAACGGATATGAGGTCTTCGGGGAGAACACCACTTCGGAAGAACTGCTGTAAAACTCTCATCATGCGAACCATCAATGATCTCGACGGCCGTCTAACCTCTATGGGTGTGACGGCGCCTGGGAGGGCCTTCATTACGAAGGCTCTCCATCCCCCATCGAAGGAATCCTCCCCCGGGATTCCTGACCAATCTGAATCTGTTTCCCTACGGCCGGAATTCAAGCTCCAGGAAGTGATTTCTGGGCCTGAAACTGCCTCCGCATGGGATTGCATGATTTGGTCGCCCCCGGGTGACGTGATTGGATTTTACTGGGCCGTAATGCCAGCTGGAAGTTTCGACGGCTTTGCCCAAGAGACTACTCCAACTGGTGGGACCAGTGGCTTTTCCTCGATGCAGGGAGTAATCTCTGCAGCCGGGGGCACCGGTGGTGTCTTAATTGACCAAACCGGTGCTGGCTCGTTATACAATTTGGGTATGGCTGTTCCCGTGAATGGGACTTTCGCATACCGAACGATGTATAAATCGATCACGGCGGAGCTTGTTGCTTCAGCCGTGGCGGACCAAGGTTCAGTGTTTGCTTCACAGCATGCACCAGTTTACCATAAAACTGCTTCTACAGTGGTGGGCACGAATGGGGTGTATGATTTCTTTCACCCCGGCGCGATGTTCACCCCACCGCTGAATGAAACCGACATGGCATTGATGTGCCCTGACTATTACGAAGATGATGCGCGGCATGGGGTGTTTATCCCCCATCGCCTTTCCGGACCTGATCAACCCTATGCGACGCGAGTCCCAATGGGTGAAATCATTCCGTCATCGGGTTTGCCTTCAGCAATCCTGCCATTATCTGCGAATGGAAATGGGCCGCCAAATCGGTGTTTATA